AATATACTTATCTTTAAACGCCAGCTTATGCACTCTACTAATCTCCTCTTCTGGAGCATCTGCTGGGAAGAATAGGTTTAAGCTTTGTGCTTGACATATAAACTTCTGCCTTACACTAGCTAACCTAATCAATACCTCTTGGTTAATCTCAAAGGAAGTCTTGAACACTACCTTCTCTTCATCAGTTAGCCAGTCTACCAACTGTACTGAACCATTGTCTGCTATAATAGCATTGATGTTATCATCGTTATAAACTCCTTTAACTCTCATCAAGTCTACTAACACAGGGTTGATACGGTTAATCTCTCCTGCTGGGCTACCCTGTACAAACACATTCTTATATACAGGCTCAATACCTTGGCTAACACCACCACAAATAAGTGCACTAGAACTGTTAGGAGCAATGGCTAGGAGGTGTGTATTACGTACCCCTGTACCCTTACACCACTTAGGCTCTCCCTTCGTCTTAGCGAGCCACTCAGAGCCTCTCTTAGCCTCCTTCTGGATGTCTCTAAAGATAGTAGAGTTTAGCATATGTGCTTCCATTGATTCAATATCAATCATGTTCTGTTGTAGGTAGCTGTGGAAACCTAGTGTACCTAGACCCAAAGCCCTACCACTCTCTGTAAAGCGCACTGCTTTCTCTAAACCTTTAATACCTCTACCCATCTGTATAAACTCTTCAGCCACACAGTCTAGGAATACAATAGCATTTTGTACTGCGTCTGTATCTTTCCACTCATCATACTTAGCTAGGTTCATAGAACTGAGTACACACGTAAAGGTATGGAACTCATCAGCAGGTAGGGTTATCTCTGTACATAGGTTAGAAGCCTTTACAGTTAAACCATGAGTCTTGTATGCCTCTGGATTAGCCCTGTTCATTCTATCTATAAATACAAAGTAACCTTTACCTGTTACCATCTTAACTTTGAGTGCACGTTGGTATCGACTAACAGCTTCTTCCTCACCTGCCTCTAATTGTTCGATGAACTTGTCTGTTACTAGCCAACCGATGTTACAATCATCTGGGTTGTTTAATGTATGTGCTGCTACTTCCCAGAAGTCTGTATGCTCTAGTTCGATGTACCCTGCCCATGCACCCCGTCGTGTATTTCCTTGCGACACATCTCTGCTAAGTTGGATATAGTCTCTAAGGACTGGCAATACCCCAGAAGCATTACCTCCTGAACTGATGGAATCTCCTCTACCTCTAATTGCGCCAAGATAAGATGAAGTTCCAAAACCGTTTTTTGTAAGTATTGCAGTTTCTTTTTGTGATTCGTAAAATTCATATACACTATCTCCTACATAGTTACCTGAACAACTAACTGGGCATCCTCTGTTTGTACCCATGTTAGCTAAGACTGGTGTAGAACAAGCTAGGTGTCCAGACCAGAGTAGGTTAAAGAATACCCTATCCCAATGGTCTTTGTCAACACCCATATGTTTAGATGCTGTACTACTAATACGTTTATAAATACTATATAAGTCTGGGTACTCCTCTGTTGTGTACTTCTCTTTAAGTAACTGCCAAGCAGAGGTACTATACCATTGTGGTAGCTTACCTGTAGCTTGTAGTTGCTTTCGTTCTGCGCTTAGTTCTTCGTATATACTCTTCATATTACCATGCAAACCTTGTCTCTTGCCAGTCCCTATTATAACTGTTTCCTTGCTTGTGGAAGAAGTCATGTAGCTGTGGTGTGTTAATGTTTTTGTAGAACCACTTAGAGATAGGGTCATAGTCTACCTCATACAGTGGTGCTAACCTTAGTTGTTCAAGGCAAAGGTTTAACCTAGCTTGAATAAAGTTCTTCATCTGTAAGTCTGTGATACCTTTAATCTCTCCCTTCTCGAATATCATATCAATGATACGGGACTCATGCTCATAGATTTTACCACAGGTCTTATAGATTTTCTTATCTAGTTCTTTGTTGTCTAGCTGCTCACTCTCTTCTCTTAGTGTATTGAATAACCAAGCACCTGCTAGGCTGTGTAGGTTCTCATCCCTTACACTGAAGTTAATACCTGCTGCCATGTTGACTAACTTGTTCTTACCCTCAGCTTGGAAGTGTTTTAGAAAGGCGAAGTTAGAATACAGTACAGCACCCTCTACGATAGAGCCAACTGCTAGTGAGGCTAACATATCATCACCATCGAACTGTCTGTCTAACCAGTCCATACGTCCACGTAGGGTCTTATCTTTAACGTAACTGTTATAGAACTCCTCAGTGTTTAGGTTCAGCACCTCGTTAATCTTGTTGTAGAAAGGTGCGTGTACGTTCAGTTCAAACATACCAAACACAGAAGCCATACGCTGTATCTCTGGTCGTCTAAACTTCTTACGAATAAAGTCTAGCCAGTAGTCATTACCTACGTGTGTTTCATACAAGGTAAATAGTTTTAGCACAGTAACTACCCCGTGCATCTCTGCTTCTGTCAGATTGTTGTGTAGGTCATGTAAGTCTTTATCCATACCAATCTCTTTAGCAGTCCAAAATATATCCTCCTGCAACTCTGCAAACTGCTCTGCCTGTGGATATGCAATAACGTAAGCCTCTTGTTTGTCTGTAATCATTTACCCTTCCTTTACAAATATGCCATCTATCATCTGACCCCTACGGTCTTTGATATCATTATACGCGTGTTCTAAACATTCATCAATAGATAATTTATGTCTCTCTGCTATGTTGATTAACACTACAATAATATCACCAATATCATCAATAGGACTTTGCCCTGTAGATAATGAGTCTACTAACTCAGTTACCTCTTCGATTAACTTCTTTACTTGTGCTTGGTCATTAGAGCCATTGATTAAGTTCCTTGCATAATGCCAGTTAGTTATCTTTTTAATAGTGAATGTAGCCTTTGGGTTTTCATTATTCGTCATTCCAATCTTCCTCTTCCATCATCTGTACTACCTCTATCTTATACACAAGTGCGTAGCCAATAATCCACTGTACTAAGAAAGCGTGTTCGTATGCTTTATACTTAGGGTTAAATATATCATCGTACTCTACGTAAGTTACAAACCCTATAAACGGTAGCCAGAAGCCAAATAGGTTCTTACCAAACAACTTAATAGGGTTACTAGTATTCATCAGATACTCCGTTTTTCTAACAACTTCTCAAGGTAGTGAATAGCTTTCTTAATATCTTCTTCTCTACTACCTTTGGTTCTTAGCAAATACTTAAGTGCATTACCCTCGTAGAAATCTAAATGATAAGCATCAATAATATCCCAAGGTTGTATTAGGTGTTTCTTATAATGGTCTCCACCTACCTGTTTGTCTGATGCTCTCTCTTCATAGTGTAACCCATCATTGCCGTTCTGCCCAATAATATCTATTCTACTTGTAGCCATTCCACACGCACCCTTATTGATTAAATCATATCTACCTAACTCTGCAAACTTATCCTCATCACTGTTCATACTTACCTCTTAAATACTCTAAGCTAATAGGCATCTCATCAAAGCTACCGTTATTAACTTCGTTTAACATCCAGATACCTTTCCAACTACCATTACCTTGACTACCTAAGTAAGCCTCATCATGTTGGTAAAAGATACCAGCAAAGATACCAGTCAATGCAGTACCATCACCACGCTTACTAAAGGCTATGTCTCTGTCTTGTACATGACCCATCACACAACTCATGTGCTTCTTGGTAAGCATAGCCCTAGCACTTGATACTGGTCTGCCCATAACACCACTGGTAAAGAAGTGGCAGAAGCCAACACCCTCAATGATTACTGGTTCTTTGTAGTCGATAACTTCCCAGTCACTTAGGTTTAAATCCTGATAACCAATAACATCTTCCAGCACTGCGTCACATTCCACTGCACGCTCTATACGTTCTTCATGGTTGCCCATTGTAAACACCATACGTGGTTGCCACGACTTCTTCTTATTGCGCTTTAACCTTTTCATCTCTTTCTTAATAGGCTCTAGGAATAAATCCATAGCTAAGTTACCAGAGTCAACATCATCTTTGTATCGTCTACCCTCAAAAGACTTCTTACCCTTATCATAGTGAGATAGGCTAGGCATATCCCAATGGTCTCCAAGGTGTACGATAACATCTGGTTTCTTATCTGCTATGTACTTACCTGCATACAACAAGTGTTCCATAGGTACATCTTTCTTCATCTGTGTGTCTGGTATTACTACTATCTTAGTCATAGTCATAGTCCTCTAGGTAATCTAGGAAGGCATCTTTATGAGCTTCTATTAAGTCGTTATTAAAGTCTAGCTCAAGTTCATTATACTCTTCGTCTGTTACGTCTTCAACAAAACCTTCGGGTAGCAAACCTCTAAGGTAGAGTTCGTTTAATAAGTCAGTCATTTCAGTTATTTCTAACACACTAGCTTTACCTCCACACTCAGAACAGTTTCTACTATACCCAACTACTTCGTAGTCTGGGTCTTCCGCACCACATTTGTAACATATCTTATTCACATTTCTCATCCTCGTTCACCCATCCAATAGGAACTTTCCCAATAGCATATTTAATCTTACGCTTATTGCACCACTCGCTATACTTCTGTGTTTTCTTTTTGGTAGTCCATCCATCTTTTTGAAACAGCATACGTATATCTAATTCTGGGTTACACTTAATAACAGACTCCATCTTAGTTCTGTCACTGGGTTTAATCCACCCCTTCACTTCAATGTATATACCATTAGGCAATCTAAAGTCTGTAAGATACTTAGCCTTCTGCAATACGTGTAGACTACCACAATCTAAACATACCATCTTCCTAGTAGTTCGCTTGTTGTATAGTAACGTGGTACATTCATAGGTAAAGTCTTTCAAGTCTTTAGCTACCCTCTCTTCAAACTTGCTTCTATATTTGTTTGTCACCTTTTACCTCCACTAACACCTAAATACCCCCAGCCCACTGACTAGCTATTGCTTTAGCGACACCTTCAAAAGTTTTACTCCTAAATGCAGCCCTCTCCTCTAAATTGGATATAAGACTAGACTTAAACCACCAAGAAT